ATACGGCGGCCACCTACACCACCGGCTGGGTCTCGCTGGCCGAATGGGACTACGTGCAGGCCATCATCATGGCCGGCGACCTGGGTTCCAGCGCCACGCTGGATGCCAAGCTCACCGCAGCCTCGGACAGCAGCGGCACCGGGCCCACGGACGTGACGGGCGCGGCCATCACCCAGCTGACCCAGGCTGGCACCGATTCCAACAAGCAGGCGTTGATCAACCTGCGCACGGACTCGCTGGCAGGCCTGGGCTTCACGCACCTGCGGCTGAGCATGACCGTGGGCACGGCCACGTCGGACGCTGGCGCGCTGCTGCTGGGCTTCGGCGCCAAGTACGCGCCGGCCAGCAACAGCGACTCCACCACGGTCGACAGCATCACGACGGTGTGACCATGACGGCGCCGCCCAGCAGCACCAAGACGATCCGCTTCACTGAGGCGGCCGAAGTGGACTATCTCGACGGCGCCGGCCTGCGAAAGTACGCCGAGGGGTCCACGCACACGATGCGGTCCGACAAGGCGGACCGGTGGATCCGGCGATCGAAGGCGGTGGACGTCACGTCGCGCACGATCGACGATGTGGCCGGGCCGGCGGTCCTTCGCCAGTCCGGAGATGCACCACGTGCATCGGTGGCGCCAGCCGCGTCACCGGTCGCGCCAACCAGCGCAGGCGGCACCACAGCACCCGAGGCATCCCAGCATGGCAACACCGTGGAAAGTGCCCAAGCTGTGGGCGGGGCGGACGGTGGCAGTTATGGCCAGCGGGCCGTCAATGTCGGCAACCGTCGCAGAAGCGGTCCGGGCAGCTGATCTACCGGCCGTCGCCGTCAACGACACGCACCGCTTAGCCCCCTGGGCGGCGGTGCTCTACGCAGCGGATTCATCCTGGTGGGCGCATCACGCTGCCACGGCGCTGCACTTCCAAGGCATCAAGGCCACGGCCAACGACAGCGTGCCGTATCGCGCAGTGCACCTGCTGAGGCCCACTGGTATCGACGGATTTGACCCTGACCCGGGATGTTTGCGCACCGGTGGCAACGGCGGCTACCAGGCGCTGCACCTGGCGGTGCATGCCGGAGCCACCCGGATCCTGCTTCTCGGGTTCGACCTGGACGACGGCGCCGGCCGGCACTGGCACGGCAGCCACCCGGAGCCGCTCACCAACACCGCCCCGGGCGTGTTCGCCATCTGGCGGGACCGTTTCGCCACCCTGGTGGAGCCCCTGCGCGCGCGGGGTGTTGAGGTGGTCAACTGTGCGCCACAATCGGCGCTCCACTGTTGGCCGCTGGCCGACCCTTTCGAAACTCTTGCAGGAGCGCGACTTTGCCCGACGTCATCAACATCACCGCCCGGGGCCTGAGCAAGGCCAGTCACATCGCCAAGGAACTGGCCGCCATCGAGCAGACGCTGGATATTCCGCCCGAGTACCGCAAGGACATCGCTGCTCTGGTCGGGCTGGATGGCTACAGGGTCTCGGTGCCGTGGGCGCTGGTCCAGCAGGAGCTGCAGGAGAAACGGGCCAAGCTGCACCTGGCGCTGCAGGAGATGGGCATCAACTTGCTGCCGCCGGATCCGAAGGAAGAGCCAGCGTTGATACCGCCCGGACAGATGCTGTAACGGCTATGCGCGCGCTGTGCCTGTTGCGGAGCCCGCCGGTGTACCGCCGCGATGCGGTGTGCCGCGGCCTGGTTGCTGCCGGCCTGGATGTGGTGCAGAGCATCGACAAGCCACGGCCTGACGATGTGGTGGTGACGTGGAACCGGTACGGCGCCGGGCATTCCGAGGCCACCCGGTTCGAGCGGGCCGGCGCGCGCGCTGTGGTGATGGAGAACGGGCACCTCGGCAAGGACTTTGCCGGTGACTCGTGGTACGCGCTGGCGCTGGGCCATCACGCGGGCCGCGGCAACTGGCCGTACAGCAGCGAAGCCTGGACGACCGGCGCGGCCACAGATGCGGACCGGCATGCCCGCTGGGACGACCTGGGCATCAAGCTGCAACCCTGGCGGCAGCCGGGTGGCGAGACCATCGTGCTGCACCAGCGCGGCATTGGTGAGCACGGCATTGCCTCCCCGCACCGGTGGGCTGAGGAACTCACGCCACGCATCAATGGCGCGCGCATGCGGGTTCACCCGGGGTCTGGCAACACCACCACGCTGGAGCACGACACGCGCAACGCGTCCGAGGTGATCACCTGGGCCAGTGGGGCGGCGCTGCGGTGCCTGGTGATGGGGATCCCCGTGTGGTACGCGATGGACGGGTGGATCGGGGCGCCGGCGGCCTTGCCGCTCAAGCAGCGCGCCCCGGGCGTGCAGCCGCTGCGAGATGATGCCGCCCGGCTGGGCATGCTGCGCCGGCTGGCCTGGGCCCAGTGGCGCCTGTCGGAGATCGAGAGCGGACATGCTTTCCGAACCCTGCTCGGCGTCTGAAGCCTTCGAGGCGCAGCACGTGCGGCCGGCGCCGGGCCGCGTGCTGATCGTGGGCTCGCGGGTCTACGGCAGCCGGGAGGATCGCCGGATCAGGCACGCAGAGGGCGTGGGCGTGGACATGCTGCCGGGCCCCGGGGTGGATGTGGTGATGGACATGGAGACGCCCGAGGTGCTGCGCCTGGGCAAGTTCGCCCACATCGAGTGCATGTCGGTGCTGGAACACAGCCGGCGGCCGTGGCTGCTGGCCGCCAACCTGGAGCGCCTGCTTCATCCTGGCGGCACCATCTACGTCACGGCGCCGTTCGTCTGGCGCGTGCACGCTTACCCATCCGACTACTGGCGCTTCACGCGAGAGGGCGTGGCCGCACTTCTGCCTGGCATTGCCTGGGATGCGCTGTGCTACACCCATGCGGACGTCACGACCAAGAACCACATCCCCCGCCTTGAGCTTGCTGGCGCCGTCTACTTCGCCCGCACCGAGGTGTGCGGTTTTGGCCGCCTGGCCTACTTGCACCAGATCGCAAACTCGAAAGGACCGCATGCCTGCAGCCAACTGGAAAGCACGCCGCCGCGCCGCGGCTGCCGATGCGCGGCGACCGCTCCCCGTGATTCCACAACCGGCAGCCGATGATGACGATGATCCGTGGGGCGCTTTCATTGCGACCTTCGTGGCTACGCTTTTGTCATTTGCCGCCGTCATGTTGGTGTATGGGATTTCTTCCGGCCGCCTATGACAGGTCCGCGCATCCTCATCACCGGCAAGGGCACCAGCGGGAGTTGGAAGATCCGTGGCGAGCAGCTCGGGCGCGCCATCGGCGCCACCGTGGTGGCCCAGGCCAGCCGGGCCGTGATCGAGGCGCACGATCTGGTGGTTCTGGTGAAGCGCGGGCCCGAGGACCTGGTGCGCCGGATCCACGAATCTGGGCGCCCGCTGGTCTGGGACGTGGTGGACGCGTGGCCCCAGCCGGCTGGCAGCCACTGGCCACGGCCGGCCTGCATGCAGTGGCTGCGCCAGCGCCTGAACGACCTGCGGCCGGCGGCCTGCGTTGCGGCCACGACGGTGATGGAGGCCGACATCGAAGCCGAACGCGTGCCGGCGCGCTGCGTCTGGCACCATGCCCGGCCTGGCCAGGCCCTCAATCCGCTGCGCGGGCCCCTGGCCACCATCGGCTACGAGGGCAGTGAGGCACACCTGGGCGGCTGGGCGCAGCACCTGGAGGCAGCCGCGCGCCGCGCTGGCGTGCGCTTCGTGATGCACCCGACGCGTCTGGCGGATGTTGACATCGTCGTGGCGCTGCGCGACCAGAACGGCTACGCGGCGCACAACTGGAAAAGCAACGTGAAGCTGGCCAACGCCCAGGGATCCGGCACGCCCATCATCATGGGCACGGAATCGGCCTACCTAGCCACGCTCAGCGGCGCCGAGGCGATCGTGTCCAGCCGGGAAGACCTGGACGAAGCCATCGAAATGCTGCGGCCGGTGGATGTACGGCGCGCCGCGGCAGAGGCCCTGCGCGCCGCAGCCCCAAGCCTGGAAGCGTGCGCCGCGGCCTACCTGGATTTCCTCACCTCGGTGGCAGCCAAGCAGGCTGTCCGCCGGTAACCGGAGCATCGCCGATGCGGATCAATGTGGGCTGTGGACGCCACGTCCTGGACGGCTGGGTCAATGTGGACGTGGAGCACTCGCCCAAGGCATCGCGGGCGCCCGAGATCCTGGCCAGCGCGGTGGCGATCCCGCTGCCTGATGGCTGCGCCGACGAGGTGATGGCCATCCACGTGATGGAGCACTTCTACCGGTGGGAGGTGCAGGCCGTGCTGGCAGAGTGGCGCCGGTTGCTCAGGCCCGGCGGCCAGCTCACGCTGGAGATGCCAGATATCCTCAAGTGCGCCCGCAACCTGATCAAGCTGGCAGCCGCTGGCGCCAGCGCTGACCAGATCGACAGCCAGGCCATGTGGGGCCTGTACGGCGATCCCGGCACGCGCAACCCGCTCATGTGCCACCGGTGGGGGTGGCACCCGGCTACGCTGCAGGCCGAGCTGCAGGCCGCCGGCTTCACCGACCTAGTCTGGCCGCCCACGCAGTGGCACCCGTCCGGCCGCGCTCACCGTGACATGCGAGTGGAAGCGCGGCGGGCCTGACGTGCGGGCCGAGATCCTCATCGCGCCCCCGCTGTCGCACCGCGGCGAGAAGATGCTCCGCGCGCTGGCGCGGGTAGCCCCGCCCGGCAGTGTGGTGACCAGCCGCTACTCCGGCCAGTGCGACCTGCTGGTGATCTACGGCCCGGGCGCCCCGGTGCGGCTGCAGCAGGCTGCCCAGCACCGCGCCGGCGGCGGCCACGTGGTGATGTGGGACCTTGGGTACTGGGACCGTGACGCCACGGTGCGCCTGTCGGTGGACACGCTGCACCCCACCGCCGCACAACTGGAGATGGCACCAGACACCTCGCGCTGCGAGTTCGCGCTGCGCGAGGACCGAGACCAGGCCGGCCCGATCATGCTGGTAGGCCTGGGCCCCAAGTCCTGCGTGGCCTACGGCTACGCGCCGATGCAGTGGGAGCAGCGCCGCCTGGATGCGCTGCGCGCGCGCTTCCCGGGCCGGGAGATCGTCTGGCGCCCCAAGGGCGACAAGGCCACGCCACTGCGCGGCACCACCATGCGCCACGGCATGCCCATCCACGAGGCCCTGTCCGGCTGCAGCTTGGTGGTCTGCCGGCACAGCAACGTGGCTGTGGACGCGTGCATCGCAGGCGTGCCGGTCGAGTGCGAGGATGGGGCCGCCCTGGCCCTATATCATGGGAACACGGAGCCCACGATTGAACAGCGCGCCCGCTTCCTGCAGCGCCTGTCGTGGTTCAACTGGGGATTCAACGAGGGCCAGGCATGCTGGAACTGGATCGCGAAGCTGACCCGGTGATCCGGGTTTACATTGGCCACGACCCGCGGTCACAACTGGCCTACGACGTGGCCGAGCACTCTCTTCGTCGGCACGCCATCGGTCCCGTCTCGGTTACAGCCCTGCGCGCCGATGTGCTGGCCGCCCAGGGCCTGCTGCGCCGGCCCACCGATGCGCGTGGCGGCACGCTCTACGACATCCACAGCAACGCCCCCTGCAGCACCGAGTTCGCGATCTCGCGGTTCATGGTGCCACTGCTGGCCCAGCACGGATGGGCGCTGTTCGTGGACTGCGATGTGGTGTTCCTGGCCGACGTGGCCGAGATCATGGCCTGCCGCAACCCGGACGTGGCCGTGCAGGTGGTGCACCACAACCACGTGCCGCGGCTGACCACGAAAATGTGCGGCGAGACGCAGACGCGCTACCCGCGCAAGAACTGGTCCAGCGTGATGCTGTGGAACTGCGGCCACCCGGCCAACCGCCGGCTCACGCTGGACGACATCAACCACCGTCCAGGGCGCGATCTCCACGCCCTGTACTGGCTGGCTGACAGCGAGGTGGGCTACCTGCCACCGGTGTGCAACTGGCTGGTGGGCGAGCAGCCGGCGCCGTCACGCCCGGTGGTGGCGCACTTCACGAACGGTGGCCCGTGGCTGGACGGCTGGGAGCCCGCCGAGCACGACGACATCTGGCACCGCGCCCGCGCGGAGATGGGTACCCCATGAGCATCACAGTCATCCGCCCTCCGGCGTTCGAGCCCATCAGCCTGGAGCAGGCCCGCCAGCACCTGCGGGTGGACGTCTATCCGGGCAGCCCAGGCGGTCACCCAGACGACGACCTGATCACGCGCGCCATCGTGGCCGCCCGAGAGCGGGCCGAAGAGATCACCCGGCGCGCGCTGGTGGAGCAGGGCCTGCGCGTGGTGGCGCCAGGGTTCTACGTGAACGAGTGGCCGCGGCCTTGCCGGCTCGGTATCGACCTGCTGCGGCCTCCGCTCATCAGCGTGGACGAGGTCTCCTACTACGACGACGCCAACGCGCTGCAGGTGGTTGACCCTGCGGACTACTTCGTAGAGGAGACCCAGCCCGTGCACCGGCTGCGCTGGGCCAGCAGCTTCTGCTACCCCTGCACCTACGCCCGCGCGGACGCGGTGCGGGTGGACTACACCGCCGGCTACGCTGGCACGTCCAGCCCGGTCACCGATCAGGAGCAGGCCGCCAGCGGCATCCCGGCAAGCATCATCAACGGCATGCTCTTGCTCATCGGCGACATGTACGAGCACCGCGAGGCCACGCTGGTGGGCCTGAGCGCCGTCGTGCTGGCCGCGGCCGACGCGCTGTTCGAGAGCAAGCGCGTCCACAACTTCTAGGCCATGCTGCACACCCAGGTGGCGCCGCGGTGGCGCGGCCGGCTGGTGGTGGTGGCCGCCACCGGCGCTGGGCTCACGCCCGAGGTGGCCGCCCAGTGCGCCGGCGTGCCAACGGTGGCTGTCTCCGATGCCTACCGCCTCATGCCCACGGCGGACGTGCTCTATAGCTGCGATGCCAGCTGGTGGGATCACCACCGGCCCCAGTTCGCGGGCGAGAAGTGGAGCACCCACCAGCCGGGACGCAACGACAAGAGAGGCGCCGCTGACAGGCACGGGCTTCACCTGGTGCCGGGCGCGCCCGGCCAGGTGTTCAGGACCGATGGCACCATCGCCTACGGCTCCAACAGCGGGTTCCAGGCGATCGGCCTGGCCATCCTCTTCGGCGCGGCGCGTATCGTGCTGGTCGGGTTCAACCTGGGAGGCCCGCACTTCTTCGGCGCCCACCCGCGGCCGCTGGTCAACAGCAACTGCCGCCAGTTCCTGCCGCACTTCCGGGCCGCGGCCGCGCGCATGCCGGCCGGCGTGGAGATCGTGAACGCCACGCCGCGCAGCGCGCTCGACTGCTGGCCCATGGTGCCGCTGGCCGCCGCGCTGGCGTGGCCGGCGGCGCCGGGCTGAACTGGGTCACAATGCCGGCCATGGACCCAGGCAAGAAGCGGCGGCAGTGCAACACCTGCGCGCAGATGCGCAAGCGGCTGCCGAAGCCGCTGCGGGAAGCCCTGGAACGCGTCGAAGAAAGGATGAACAGTGCGAGCGGGACAACTGCGCCACAGGCTGACCCTCCAGCGCCGCGCCGACACGCAAAGTGACTCGGGCGAGGTGCAGGTTGGCTACGAGACGTTCGACACCGTCTGGGGCAACGTCAAGCCGCTCGTGGGGCGCGAGTTCTTCGCCGCCCAGCAGGTGCAGGCCGAAGTGACCACCGAGATCACCATCCGCTGGCGGCCCGGCATCAACTCGACGTTGCGCATCCGTCACCGGCCCAACGCCCGCGAGGGCAACGACGACACCTACGACATCCTGGCCGTGGCCGAGGACAACGTCAGCGGGATTCGCCAGCTACGGCTGATGTGCATGAAACGGGATGCAGAGGGGTTGCGCCGTGGCAACGATGATTGAAGGCGTGGCCGCGCTGACGCGGCAGCTCAAGGAGCTGGGCGATCCGAAGGCCCAGGCCGCTACGCTGCGAGCCAGCGTGCGAGTTCCCATGAATGCTGTGGCCACAAAGGCCCGCGCGAACATTGCCAGCTTCTCGCCCGGTCAGACCGACATTCACCGCACGTATAAGGGCCGCCTGGTGGGCGCTGGTTTCGCGGCGCGCAACATCCGGGTGAAGATCAAGCTGTCACGCGACAAGGAAGCCGCCTTCGCTTTCCTGGGGGTGGCGCCCGAGGCCTTCTACGCGCTGCAGTTCTTCGAGCTGGGCACAGCCCATATCCAGAAGCAGCCGTGGCTCCTGCCAGCCTTCGAGTCCAGCCAGGGCGCCATCGTGGAAGCCATGGGCGCCGAATTGCGCAAGCGCATCGAGCGCATTGCCAAGCAGCGGGGCGGCAAGTGATCGCCGAGGCCCTCTACCAGCACCTGGTGGGGACGGCTGGCGTGGCCGCGCTGGTGGGCCAGCGGGTGC